AACCTCCAAGTCTACAGTAATCGTAGGTTTCCACTTCATCCAATCTGTACTACGTTTACAGATATATGGTGCTTGTAGTTCTTTAATCATAATGCCTTCAAACCCTGCGTTGACATTATCTTTGGCATACCGATCTAATTGGTCACGACCTGCGGCTGTATCCAAATCAACCATAATGTGTGGAAGCAATTCGACATTGGGCATTGTGTCAATGATTGAACGCATTTCTTCAAGAGTTTCCATGCGCTTTGACAATTGAGCATTCCAATGACCTGCGCGGAAGTCACTAAGAGGAATAACGTCAAACACATTGAGTACTGAATCTGTAGCTTGTACATCAGTTTTGCGGCGCGCCTGACGCATCAATTCTTGGAATGTATTACCGATCACTTCTCCGTCAAGGACAAATCCATTGTACAAACTGTGACCCATTACAGTACACTTGCGGCTCAGCTTGACCCAGTTGTCACGAATTTGGTCTTCGATATGACCAAAGTTCTCAAACACTTTACCATTGCGACTAAAGCAAATTACAGTAGTCTCACCGTCATCGCTAGGGATAACAGTGAACAATGCACGAACACCATCCAACTTAGGCTCAAGGCGTTTGATACCCTTCATCTCAGGACGACCTTCACTGTTAGTTGCTAGTTGACAACCAAAGATTGGTACTTCATATTCAGTACCTTTACAAATCTTATTGATAGTTTTATCACTGATACCTGCTCGTAAGTCTCTACGCAACACCGGTGCTAAAAATGTGTTCCATTCAACACTATCAAATCGTTCAGCCATACTTTGAACAGCATCACGTGCCGCATGACCTGTCAACTTACGTTGGCCAAGTTGATACATCAACGTATTAAATTCATCCCAGGGATTCTCTGCATTAGTGATTCCTACCAATTCTGGTATTTGACGTATACCAAATGTAACATAGGGATTATAACAGGCGTTAGTAAATGAAAGGAAATTAATAGCATTTGTGCTACCGAGGACACTTGCCTCTAATGCTTGTTTGATAACATCTTCTTTGTGAAGACGGCTGTCTGATTCATTTAGTTTACGAATCCATGATGCTGACATGAAAGTTCCTTAAGTTAATAATATGTTATATTATATCACACTGATGTTTTTTCGTCAACCTCTTCGGTTGCATTTTTTCGTTTCCTACATTCCTCAATAACTTCGGCTGGAACATGTTGGTATTCTTTAATTACACTGCACTTATATTCAATGGTAACATCATCGGGGTCATCATATTCATCATACTCTGTTTCATTTCCCAACCAAAAGTATATTGCTAATATTGATAATATTAATATAATTATATCTTTAAATATTTTGTGGGACACGCTACACCTCGTAGCATATTTAGTTAGTGATTATGTTGCCTTAATATAAGTATGGTTCAACTATACGTTCATCTTTTAGAATCAACATAACTTCTTCCTTGCTAGTATAGATCAAGCGATGTTCTTCCAAAATACTTCTACGTTGTTCTTCGTCAATGCTGGACCAAATCAAAATCTGTTTATGACTGCCACGTGCTACCTTCGGTATTGTGCTGTCAATCCAACCTACCAAGGCTTTGTACGCTTCGATAGTATTACTAGGATGACTACGTGAGATTGCCTTGGCAAAGTCGTTGCACAGGATTGCCTCAAAACAGCCGCCTGGTCTGAATCCCCAAACTAGATAGTTATACATAGGGTCAACAAACTCTTTGGGAACTTCCCAACGTGCAAATGTTTCCAGTATTTTGTTTTTACTGTATTTTGTTAAGTTCATTCTATCACTCTATACTCAGATTTTGGATAAGTTGCCAATAGCCATTCTAATAAATCCTCACTATATGGTAACCTAACCGAATCATATTTGTTTGTAATATACATTACCAGCTACTGTTATAAAATACTTTGCGACCTAAAAATGTTTCTGCCTTAGCATCAATACAGAATTTGAGATCAGTGTCATAGTAATAGTCATCACTTGGATCACCGAAAAAGAATCCTGTTGTATCAAGTCTAGCTACTACCCCTGATTTGATATCCTTCTCAAGCATATCAATATCGTCCCAAGTCAATTCAATTTCAACACCATTGAATCTATTGTAAATAACCCCTTTTTTCTCGGCTAGTTTTTCCATCCAACCGTGTAAATTGGGATGCTTACGCCAGTAAGCAATTTCCTGATGATTATCGTAAACATCATTAGCCTTGCCAGCAACATATGCGTACATGTCCAGTCCCATATTCAACCTCTCTTTTGCTTGTTTACGTTTAAACTTCACTTGGCTTGTTCAATGGTTACTTCTTTAACTTTGTCCACACTCTTATCAAGCATACGGGCGATGCCACTAAAGCCTACTGTTGAAACAACAATACCAAGAATAAAACCAATAATTAATTTACTCATCTTTCATCTCCTCAATTCCAAAATGTATTAACAAATCTCTACCCAATAACGGACCATGTTCCCATGTATTACGGGCATAACGGTCACATTCTTTAACAATCAGTTCTGCAAACTTTTCAGTATCGAACCGATCAACCATATAATTGTCAAACGCATTAGTACCTCGCATTTCACGGACGATACATTTTGCCTTCAATTCATTAATTAATTCTGTATTCATTCATCAACTCCTTCAACTTCTTCTACTGGTTTGTCGGGAATATTTTCAGTGTCGCCGTCTTGTGCATGTACAAATCCCAAGTCCAACATAATTTTTTGTTCGTCCCGGGTACATTGAGGACGGAACACAAACAGTCGTAATGTGAGATTATCTTGACTGTAGTAAATTCTATATCGTATCTGTACCTCACTCAACATGTCAGCAAGTTCCTGCAATGTAAAACTTTCAGGCCAGTCTTCAGTTACACTGGCCCGGGTCTTTTCAAAGTAGAAATCCTGCATACGGTGTATGGCCGCTGCCTTGGCGTCCGCTAGCTTTTGCTCACACCATGCAATCTTGTGGTCCAGCATTTCTGTTGTGATTTCATTGGTCATTCTTCAACTCCGAAATGTTCTTTAATCTCTAGTATAGGATGCAAGTATTCTTCACCAGGTCTGCTCATTCTAACAGTATATGGAGCAATAATATCTATACATTCCTGCACAATCAACTCGGCAAACTTTTGATACTCGACTTCACCTACTGGCCACCCAGTTAGTAGCCTGGCTTCGATAGCAAGTTGTTTAATTCGTTCGTTCATACAATAACCTTTACACGATTAAGTTGGGTTGTAGTATCACGGTGTGCTTTAACAGTACCGTAAATGTCGTACATCTTGCCAATTGGCAATTCACTTTTATAAGCAAAGAACACTACTTGGTCATCACTAGTGATACCAGTAACATAATGTGTCATCCACTTTTGCGAATAAATCGATTTTAATACTTCGATGGCAACTGACACTTTACCGCCAATTGAACCTATGAAACCACCTGTAGCAAAGTTAACACGTTGGTCTGCTGTTTGACGCACAACACCACGCTCATAGCAACTTGGCAAACTAGCAATTACTGCAACATCATAACTACCAGTAATAACATCACGATTGGCAAGCAACATTGCGGTGTTGTCAAATTCATTCAATCGTTTGCCTTGCAAGATTTTGAAAGTGAATGCCTGATAGAATGCACGAACTTTTTTACCTTGCTCCATATCTTCTTCGGTAATCAAGCTAGGGTCAACCATGAAACTTTCGACCAGTTGACGATTGGACAATTTGTTCTCTGTCTTGTCAGCCTCTGTCAACACACTCAGTTTGACATATGCACCATTGATACGTTGTGCCGCAACTGCCGCACTCCAAACGTTTTCAGCAGGGATATTGAGAACGGGTTTTTGATAGCGAGCCATTATTTACTCCTTAAACAAAATCAAAAGCATATTCGAAGGGGGTTTTAGAAACACGTACTTTACCAAAACCGTAGTCTTTGCTCAGTTTGTGAAACACCGACCTAGCCTCATTTTCTTCACACGTGACAAACAAAGTACCATATTCAAACGCGGCAGATTTTTCATCACCCAGAACACTAGCAACCTTAGCGAGAACATCTTTTTCGAGACCCATTTTTAACTCCTGTTATTTATATGTTATTAATTTAAGAGAATTCGTAAAACTTAACAGATGGATCCAACTTTTGCAATTCTTTGGCCGCCATTGTCAATTCCTTGTAGCGTTTCTGTACAAGACTACGGGGCAATTCACCATCACAAGATAAATTCTCAGGACTCAAATCTGAATCGATTGAATCGGCAATCTTTTGACGGTCAACTGAACTAGCTAAAGTAAGTGCTTTGGCACCAAAGATTGTAGCGTAAGCGTTCTTGCGATCCAGATATGTTTTTAATGCTGACATTTTTAACTCCTGTTGTTTAACTGATTAAGACTCTATTATATACCCAAATCCATTTATTGTCAAATTTTTAGCCACGAATTTCAAACGCAAATTCAGTGCCGGATCTAGTGACATAAATCTTACGGCCATAGACCGTGATGTAACCCCATTCACCGTCTTGGTAAATGTCATGTGGGTCCTTTTCAATAGTGACATTGCGGACTATTTCACAGAAACCATTGCGCCATGTAGGCAATTTTTGCTTGAAATACTTGTCGTTATCACGTTGAACAATGAAGATTTTTGATTTCATAAATGAATTATATACCCAAAACCATTTATTGTCAAATTTTGAACGTGTTGTAACCGCGGATTTTGCTCTGGCGATTAGTGTGGCTTTCGTTGAATTTGATTTCATAGCCACGATCCCTGAGGGCTACTAATAAAGTACTCAAATCACAGTCTTCTTCCAAGAATGCATTGGAATCATTCATGTAACTATAAGTACTAATTTTGTCAGCAATACCGAGACTGACTAATTTAGCTTTGGGAAAACGTGCCCAAGCATGTCCGGGGTCTGCAAACACTTTGATAGAGATTTTCTTAGCCATTTTGTAGTCCTTTAATCAAGTCAATACAAGTATTATATACCCAAATCCAATTACTGTCAACCTTTACATTGACCAGTAAGATTCGGAACTTGGTGAACAAAAGTAAGGGGTGTCATAACGTTCTTGGAATGACTTACCTGCCATCAAGTTTTTGCGGGTAACAAAGGTTTCGAACACTTCAACAACAAAACCCAACCTACGCTTACCGTCTGCAACGGCATTAATGTAGTCTACTGTTACTGGTGCAAAATCTTGCTTTGCAACCAGACGCTTACCTTCTTTGGTACGTTTGTCGTTTTTGTAAATTTCCAATGTGTATTCTGTGAGTGCTGACATTTCGTTTCCTTTTCTTTACTGTCTAAGATTCTATTATAGCACAATACCCATTTATTGTCAAATTTTGGAGAACCAATGTTTGACTACGTTTTCAGCAGGTTTACCCCTAATAGATTGAGAAAAGTTAGGGAAGCCTTCGGATCCAGGAACTAACGTATCAGTATGCCAGTAACTAGTGCTAAAATTAATACCATATGTTTTAATTAATGTTTGTTCCTTAATAGCCTGAAATGCACCTTCAATAGCTAATGCTTGAATACTAAAATCGGTTACATAATTCATTTGGTTAGTACACTCAGTATTCCCCCAATTAAAGATAACTGATCCATTTGTACAAAATCCATCTTCCATCCAACCTTCACTTAATGCTTTGTCTCTGCTCTGAATATTAAAATCCCATATAACCGGAATACTTTTTAAGTCTAATCCGGTAGCTATAGAAAGTTCTAATGCTTTTCCTAATATATTATCTAAATATCGGCTTTTTAACAAACTGACAGATA